GTTACAGTAAACACAGTCGTTAAATCAAATGAAATAAAGAATTACGATCATGAATTGTTTGACAGTTCCTATAATGCATCCACCAATAGGTTAATACTAGTTAATGGAAAAATATCTTACTGCACAGAATGCGCAACTGCTAGTACCGCATATATAATTGCTAAGTTAAACAATGCCACACCATTCCAAAACGAAGTGAGATCAACACATCCTATAGAGCATGTACTGCAATTCCCGACGTTGGAGGAAAAAGCCAACCTAAATGATATGAAATACATCATTCATAACCAATCGAGCGATGCACAAGTCAACATCAACCAAATACAGAATCAGACCATACGAGAATTAATATCTAGCAGGAAGTGGGAGAATTGGAGGCGCAACCAGTTACAAATACTTAAGAAAATGGGCGATCAAATAGCTATGGGTCCCCTTCAAAACAGCGGGTACATTATGTACATGTCTGACAACAAGTCTTACATCATTGATGCTGATTTACAGTTGTTCACTAGCAAAACCCTGGTTAAAGGAATAACGCAGTACCCAAGCCATAATAAGTCTCGTCCAGGGGATTGGTTTGGGGTAATATCTGAAGGTAAAGCAGTACTATCTAAAGAAGACAATCACGATTTAAATTTAGATGAGGTTAATGTGGAATTTATGTCAGCAGTATCTAAACCTCCCGATACCAATTACATATCGATGGTGTTAGAGAATGGCATACACCCAAACCCCCACACGGGCTGGGAAACTAGCTCACCCTACGAAAGAGATAATATACATTATGAAGAAATGGTTGTAACTGCTAAAGATGAAACTACTCTAGATAGTTATGATTTCTGGGAAAATCCAGATCTGACTGAAAACGCCGTCAAATATGGACCTTTAAACACTGGCTATTTGAAAACTAGGGAGAGTGCATCGCAGGTTAAACCTTTTTCAAAACACGCAACTGCTCCATTACCTGAACAATCACGTCGAGTGGCAACAAAAATGCTTTATAAGGACCATAACACAATAACAGGTAGATTAATGTCTGTCAAGAAACTTCGCAGGAAAACGCCAAACACAAGAGAAGTGATTAAAAATATGACTAAAGCATACTTTCATTCCGAGAGTGCTGAAATGTCTAGATGGTTTATGGAAAACAAAGTTACGTTTGATACTAAAGCTACGGTGTACTGGATTAGTAAACATCACAGAGCAAAACGAGTATTAGATGAACTCTTAGAATTTCAACAATTAGGGACTTTGACCACAGCAATAAATGACATAAACATACATTTGAAGTTAGAATCTCTATTAAAGCCAAAAGTCATTAAGTCTTTTCTAGAACAACAACCGAGGTCAATAATGTGGCAAAATTACTTTGTATCAGCAATTTTTAGCCCGATATTCATGGAGTTAAAAAGAAGGTTGAAATTGTTATTACATGCAAATGTGATATATGCCGACGGTGCAACTCCAGAAGACTTAGGTGATATGCTAAAAGATACAGAACCAGCTAAGTACTTCTTTGAAAACGACCTGG